GCCCTCGCCCGCGTTGATCCCGGCGACCAGCGTCTGTTGCAGCGCCGCGTAGGTCGTGTCGTTGACGGACCTGGCGAACCGTTGCGCCCGGCCCTCGATCATCGCCACCGCCTGCGGCGAGTTCAGGTCGAACCGCGCAAGGATGCCGAGATCGGTCAGGGTCGCGTCGCCCGCGTCACCGACCGTTGCGGTGATCAGCGGCTGGCCGAGCGCGCGCAGTCGCCGGTTCCACTCCGCGAGGCTGATCGGCTCCTCGGCTGCGTCGCCCGGTGCCTTTGCCGCCTTGGACCGCAGTCGCGATAGCGCGCTGGCCTGCTGGCGACGGAAGTACTCGCGCATCATGCGCTCGAACGCCGGTTCGCGCTTGTCGGTCTCGGTCGTGAACGCCTTCCATGTGGCCATGTGGCCTGCGCTGTCGTATTCGTGATACGCCTTGCCGGACGCGGTGACGACCGGTGACGGAAGCGCGAGCACCGGCCACGCGATGGATTGCAGCGCCTTGACGGGTGCGGGTGTCGTCGATACCTCGGTCGATGGCAACGCCGTCGGTGGCGGTGCCTTGGCGAGACCCGCCATCGTCTCCTCGGTGACCGGACTGAAGACCGTCGTGTTCAGCCACGCCGCGTCGCCCCATGCGTAGCCGGTCTTGCCCGGTGGCAGGAACCGTGGCGCCAACTCCTGAAGTGCCCGGTTCAGCGGTACGCCAGCGCCGACCAACTTGACCACCTGGTCGATGACTTCGGCCCGGTCCTCTTGCAGGGTCTCGATGTCCGACGCGTCGAACTCGACCTCGTCGGCCTCGGTGCCGAACAACGGGACCAACTGTTCGGTGATCTCATCGGCCAGGAACCGCGCCTCGGGTAGCAGCGTGTCCGTCCACAATGCCTTCGCGGCCTGCTCGTAGTTCGAGTACGTCGAATGCGTCTGGTCGCCGATCAGTTGCGGCGCGACGCCATACACGGTGCACACCTCGCGGACCCCGTACGACATCAGCGACAGGAACTCGGCGTCCTTCGGTGTCAGGTTCATCGGCGTGAACGAGATCGGCTGCGTCAGGACCGCCGTGCGGTGCGCCTTGTCAGCGCCCTTGAACCGGCGTTCCAGCATCTGGCTGAGTTGTTCGGCCTGCTCGCGGGTGAGGCTTGACGTCTTGTCGGCGGGACCGATGACGCCCGACAGCATCATGCCGGAGTCGAAGATCTGCCGGTTCGAGCGCATCGCGCCCGCGGCCGTGTCGATTGCCAGACGCGCGGATGCAATCGGTGACAACCCGCTGAACTCGTCAGCCGGGTTGTCGTACTTCAGCCAGATCACGTCCGCAGGGTCGAACGCAATCGTCTTTCCCTGATCCTCGTACAGGAATCCCTTGATATACCTGATCGGGTCCGGCACGACCGTCATCTTGGACGGGTTCGCCCACCAGATCTCCCGTGGTGCCGATTGCGCCGCAGTGCGCCCCTCGACGCCGTTCTCCAGAACCCAGAACGCCTGCCCGTAGGTGCAGAGGCTCATCTCCGTCATGCGGATCAACCGGCGAAACGTCCAGAACCCGTTGACCGAGCGCATCAGGTCGTACAACCGCCCCGATGTCACCTCGACGCGTTCGCCGTTCGTGGCCCGCTTGTAGATTTTCAGGTTCAGTTTCGCCAGGTTCTTCGCCCGGATGCTGGAACAGGCGAAGACGGCAGCGTTGGTCGCCGGGTAATCGCCGTACGCGGCTGGCGCGTACCGCTCCTGATCGTGCCCGTAGGTCGTCTCGAAAGTGTCGACGGTTGCCGGACCCAGACGGAATGCCTTCGCGATGCGGTCGCGCCACCTCATACCATCACCCACTCGCCACCGCCGAGCATGAGATCGGTCAGCGCCCACACCAGCGCGTCAAGCCGGTCAGGGGATTTTGCAGCGTCCGCGGTGTACGTCGCCATTTGGTCCTCAAGGTCAGGGTACACGCCGACGTGATGCACGCGCCCCTGTTCGTACAACGCCGCCACCGGCTCGGCCCGTGCCAGTTTGCCACGGCTGGCCCTGACACTACGATACGCGATATTCGCGTCGACCGTGCGCATGACGGTCTCGACAAGGTCGCCACCGTTGTTCGCCTCGGCGACAAGCCGGTCGGCGCCGAGGTCACGATACCGGCGCACCGCCTCCCGCGCCCATGCGTCCGGTGACGCGCGCAGCGTGTAATCCCCGATGACGTACGCGTGCCCGTCCTCGCCGAGACCGCAGGCGACGATCCCCGTCATGTCCGCATCCTCGCCGGACGTGACGGCCGGGTCGACGGCAACCACGACGCGCCGGAACGTTGGCGCGTGACGCACGCGGTGATCGTCGATCATCGCCCGCGTCCACAGCGCGCCTGGTGTGTCCTCAAGGAGTTCGGCGTAGAGTTCCTGACGTCCGAGTCTGGTGCCCTCGTATTGCCGTCGGATCTGCGCAAGGAACGCCTCCGGCAGGTTGGACGCATTGTCGAACGTGGACCCCGTGGTGACGACGGTGCCGGGTGCGGCGATCAGGTCACGCAGGATGCGCGTCGGCTTCGGCGTCGTCGTCACGACGGCACGCGGGTCGGTGCCGAGACGCAGTCCGAGTTGCAGCATGTCCCACGCCTCCGGGTAGCGCCACGCCGCAAGTTCATCGCACCATGCGGCGTCGTGTTGCGGACCGCGCAACCGGTCCGGCTCATCCGCCGAGTACGTCGTCGCCATCGCGCCGTTCGGCCACTTCAGGCGACGCTTGGACGGCTCGTACTCGGGTCGGTTGCCTGGCGGTGCGACGGCAAGGATGCCGGACTCGCCCTCGACCATGACGTCGCGCGCATCGGCTGCGGTTGCGCCGACGATGGCGACGCGCTGGCGTCCGTGCTGTTCGACCTGCGCACGGACCCACTCCGCGCCGGTACGCGTCTTGCCGAAGCCTCGGCCCGCGAGCACCAGCCACGTCCGCCAATCAGTGACGGGTGGCTGCTGGTTCGGACGTCCGACGATGCGCCACTCCCGGCGCATTGCGCCGAGGTCCGCGTCAGTCCGGGTCGCCTGTTGCAACACCTGGCGTTGCAGGTGACGTGGCAACCGTGCCAGCCTCTGCAACGGCGAGAGCGTCGAGGAATCGGTCAACGTCAAGACGGATTGGCCCTCCACCGGGTCCGCTTAGTTCGACCTCGGTCTTGTCGGTATAGCCACGTCGCTTGCCCATCTTGCCGAGGAACCAACGCACCTGCTCGGGATGTCCATCCGCGATCAGTTTGGCGTTGGCGCGTTCGGCCACGTCAAGCACGCGCTCGCGTTCATCGTCGATGATCTGCTGGAGCGCCGGGTACCGCGCAATGTATCGCCTGACTGTTGTGGCGTAACAGCCGAGGTGCACTGCGGTGTCGCTGACGAAACCGCCATGCGCACGCAACGCGTCCGCGATCTGCGTCATGGTGTATCGCTGTTCACCCATCATGCCTCACGTGGATCAATGCAAGAGTGCAACTGATCACGTCAACGGTACCACGCTGACCTCGACGCGCGGTGCGCGCTTGTCCTCGTACCGTTGCGCGTGGATCTCCGTCACCTGCTGGTCATCATGGTAGGCGGCCCCCTGGAGCGCGTCGATGGTCGCCTTCAGGATATTGTCCAGATCTCCCCGTCGGCGTGGACGGTACACATCGAGGAACACCGCCACAGGCCCGGTGACCGGCGTGACGCCCTGCACCATCGCGATCATCCGGACCGCGTGACGGAATGCCAACGCCTCAGGCGTCAGTGCCAGATGCCCCCGCAGCCGGCGGTACATGTGATTGACGGTCGGTGGATACGGCAGCACGAGCGTGATCATGCGCGCACCATCGCGTCCGGCATCGTGCGCCGGACGACGACGCTGGCGAGTACCAGCACCTCATCCACGCCGATCCTCGACAGGTCCGGCATCGCCTGGTGCGACACGAGCACGTCGATGTACGCGCACGCTGCGGCCTGCTCCTCGTCCGTCGGCGTCCGTGCGCACAGTTTGGCCGCTGCCTCCCATACGTCAATCGCCAGCGCGGTGCGGTGCACGTACGTCACAGCGCCACCTCCCACGTGGACCGCGGGCACACGAACCGGATCGTCCGCGGTACGCCGCCCGTGACGCTGTCGCCATCCTCGAACGCCCACGCGACAAGCACGAATGATCGCCAGTGGTTCGCGTTGCCGAGTTCCTCGTCCTCCGCGTCGGCCTGGCGGATGGCGTCCCACAACTCCTCGGGCGACCCGAGATCCGGACGCGGTGGGTAGATGATCCGGAGTTCGCTCAGCACGTCGTCCGTGTTGACCTGCATCGTGACACCGCACGGTTGCGCCCTGATCCACACGACCAGTCGCGCTGGCAACCCGAACCCGTCGATCAATGGCATGAGTCGTAGCCCCTTTGTGACGCGACGGCCTCAAATGTCCGCCGGCCTCGCAACAGCGCGTGACGGACGCCCCGGCCGGTCTTGCCCTGGCGCTGCGCCGACTCGACGCTGTTGAGTCCCGCCAGCATCGTCCGGACACATCGCGCCTGGTACGCCGTCATCATGCCGAGCGCCTCGTTGACGATTGACGCGACCTCGTTGCCGACCGCGCGTGCATGCGGGTCGGTGGCCGGTGACGCCTCGAAGTGCGGGTCCGTACGGACCGCGTCGCCGGACCCGTTGACGGTTCCGTGGTCCAGCATCCCGTCCGGTGCGAGGCTGACGTGACGCCGGTAGCGCGCCCGGTTGGCGAGGTCGAGGACCGTATTGCGCGTAATCGTGTGCACCCACGAGCGCAGCCCGTCGTGGCGTCCATGACCGGGTC